TTCAGGCTCCGAGACCGATGATGAGAGGAAGGGCGATGTTTTGCACACCGCGCGAGAAGGCCTGGCCTTCGATGGTGTTGCGCTCGAAATCCACCCGCAGGTCTTCGCCGAGATAGGTATCGCCGACTTCAGTGGAGAAAGTGGCGTAGATGCGTCCGCCGCCGGACTTCAGCAGGGTGCTGGCCGGATCGGGGGCGCGGCCGGTGCCACGCTGGCTGAAGGGCAGCGCGTTGTAATTGACGCCGGAGCCTGCGTAGCTGAACTGCTGGCCGGTGGCCTCGATCACGGAGGCAAAGCCCACACGGTAATCTTGCGGGCGCGTGATCACATCCGAGATCAGCCCGATCAGGGCGGTGATCATCGCCTGTGCCGCGTTGTCGGTGATCCGGTCGACCAGCTCGAGGCGGACCTGTTCCCAGGTAGCTAGGAAGAGCGGCACGAGGGCGACAGAAAAGGCGTAATTGGCGTTCCAGTCAAAGAGCCCTTTGGCAAAGGATTGCGCGCCGCGATCCTGGCCTGAGCGCAAATCATTGATGAGGCTGCGCAGCAGGGTGCGGGTGTCGCGCTCGGTGAAGGCCTTGTCGCGGTCCGAGAGGCCATTGAAGCCTGCAAGGGTTAGATAGCGGGTGCCCATCAGGGCGGTGATGATGGCCTCGGTCTGGGCGGTGAGGGTGTTTGCGGCAGTGGTGTGCGTGGCCAGAACGCCGGTGCCTGACAGTCCTTCGATTTGCACCGTGTTGCGAAACCCCGTCGCCGCCAGCGCGTAATCGCCAAAGGTGTTGTTGGAGTTGGCGACGGTGATCTGGCCGCCGTCATGGGCCCAAAGGCCGACGCGGGCCCAGTTGGTAAAGACCGAGACCAGCTGGACAAAGGCGTTGCGGGTGACGGCGTAGCCCACGCCATTGGGATTGATGGCGGTAAAGCTGTCGACCACGACCGAGCGCAGTGGTGAGGACGGGGCGAGGACCGCGCCGTCGGCCAGCAGGTTGCCCCCGCCGCGCGGCATCAGGGGATTGCCTGCGGCTTTGTCGACTGGCAGGGCCATCTGGTCTTGGGTAAAGCTGTGCAGCTGCGAGCAATCGGCGATATAGGGCGATCGCGTGAGGAGCTCGCCGGGCTTGAAGACGAAGGCCCAGCCCTTTTGCGGTGGCCCGCCCGCCAGCGTGTAGGGCTCATGGCGCAGATTTGCGAAGGTGAAGCCGCGGGCTTTGATGCCGTTGGACATCTGGAACATGTTGTTCACCTCCTGGCCGGGCGGCAGGCTCAGCTTGGTCACGCGCAGGTCATAGCCGTAGAGGGCGCAATTGGCGGGGATCACAGTATCTGGCGGCACGATGTATTCGCCGGGCTGGACGATCACGATGGCAGGCAACGCGAGGGCTGCAGCGCGCGCGAGGCCCTCGGCAATGCTGGCCAGGGGCGAGGTCAGCGAGTTGCCTTCATTGAGGTCTTTGCCGTCCATGGTGACGTAGAAGGTGCGCGCCACGGGTACCGACACGAAGGGCAACCGCTCGAGGCTGCAGACCTCGACGTCTGTGGCGTGGTTGATCCCGAACGTGCGCACCCATGGGACTGCGTAGCGTGCGCCGATTGGAGCCACGACGCTGGAGGGGCCATCGGCTTCTGCCACGACGGAGGTGCGGACCTCGCGCCGCCCATCCGCGTTGGTGAAATTGAGAATGGTCTCAATAGTGGTGGTGGACAGCGGGGTTTTGTCTGCGGCCAGCCAGTCGATGCCGCAGGCAATGGCATCGTCGGAGGGATCAGGGCTGTTGGTGGCGCGCCGAAACACCGCGCGGAACGCATAGCGCTCCTCGGCCTCGATCGGCACTGGCGCGACGGCTGTGACCTGCTGGCTGGAATTGAGGCGGATCACCTTGCCGAAGGAATTTTGGGTGACAAGCCCGCCGCCGAGATCATAAAGCTGGGGCGTATCGCCGGGGCGATGTTCAAGGGCGGTATAGGTTTGCATGGGCGAGTTCCTTAGCTGAGGCGGAGTTCCACAAGCGGGATTGAGGTGATCGAGCCGAGGCGTTCGATATCGAGGGTGACATCCATCAGATCGCTGTCGAAGCGGACGGGCACGTCGAACTGGTAGCCAGCTGTGATGGAGACGTCGGAGTCCGGAGCCGCATCAAACGTGACGATCCCGGTGTCATTATCGATGGACCAGCCATTGAACTGCTCTGCTCCGCCAAGCGCGACGCGGATTGTTCCGGCGACCGGCTTCTCGATGCGGCGCTGATAGATGTGCGGCGCGGTGCCATAGGCTTTGGTCAGTGCGAACTCTGTGGTCTCGCCATCCCCTGTACCAATCACCTGATCCATCTCAGACACGCCCCGCGAGGGCGCGCAGGACTTGTAATCGGCCCAGTCCTTGAACCGAAACCCGTAGAGCCGCCCCAGCCGCGCCTCGAAGAAGGAGACCACCGCGTGCAGATCATCCACGCGGCGGATCCCGTAGCTGACATCGTAGCGGCGGCGCGAGGCGGACCAGCTGGCGTTGCGCTCCTCGCGGCCCGATGCCAGCTCAACAATCTGCGTGCGCCGCTGTGGCCCACCGCGCGCGCCGCGGCTGATGTTGTCGGGAAACTGCACTTCGTGAAACGCCATTACATGCCCCTCCGGCCCATGGAGACTGCGCGCGAGATATCGGCCGCGACCTGCGTGCGCGATTGACGGAAGCTTTCGGCATCACGGGTCTGGATGTTGATGGTGACGCTGCCGCCACTGTTGCCGCCTCCACCAGCGCCACCGTAGCTGCGGGCCTCCCGCCGCGAGAGCACCCGCTCACCGCGCTGCAGGATCGCCGGGACCTCGTCTGATTTGAGCCCGGCCCAGCCGCCGTTATGCAGGCGCGGCGCGTTGGCAAAAGCCATGGCCGGGACCATGCGCGAGGGAGCAGGACCACCGACCATACCACCCTGGTGGAAGACACCGGCAAACATGCCGCCGAGGTTGCCGAGCGCGCCAGAGAGTGCATTGGCGATGGGGCCGAGGATAAACTTGCGCGCCCCGAGCTTGGCGAGGTCCGCAATCATCGATGTGACAAGGCCTTTGAAATCCAGCTTGCCGGTCTTCACGAAGTTGCCAATGGCGTCTTCCGCGCTTTGAAACGCGCTCACGAGCACATTGCCGATGTCCGCGCCTACATCGCGGGCTTTGTCCGCGTATTCGCTGACCGCATTCACAACCGCCTGCCACCCGATGGCTGCTGCCTCTGCACCCTCCGCTGCGTCGGCGCCCGTCTGCTTTGCCGCCCCACCTGCGCGCCCGGCCTGTCCTTCGGTCTCCTCCAGCGCATCGTTGAACCGGTCCGCTGAATTGGCGGCACTTTCGAGCGCCGCGTCGCCCTCAACGCCCGCACCAGAAATGGCATCCTTCAGCGCCTGCCAAGCGGTCATGGGGCGCGAAGCTGCGTCTGACAGCATGCCTGCCGCCTCGGAATAGCCTGCTGCCCGACCGCGCGCATCATCTGCCATGCCGCCAAAGAGTTCAGGCACCTGGAAGGGATTGTCCGAGAAGGCGCTGTCGTAGGCCTCCCGCGCCCGCTCTCCCAGGTTGACGGCTTCCGGGACTGCAGACTTCCATTCCGAGAGATCAGGCGCTGCGATGGCCCAGGCGGGACGCAGACCGCCAAGGGTCAAAACGGCGTTGACCGCCTCGGTAATGCCCGCAATGCCGGTCTCCATCACTTCGACAAGGCCATTGATCGCAAGTGCACCCACCCGCTCAAACACATCCGGCAGCGCGCCCCAGATGGCCTGCACCGCCAAAAACGTGCCCTCGAAGGTGTTGACGGTGCTGTTTGCCCAGCCGACCACCGCCGCTGTTGCATCTTGCAGACCGTCGTAAATACCAGCCTGCGCCGTGGCCCATCCAGATTCCACGCGCGCCCAAGCTGCATCCGCGCTGAGCGATATCCGGTCCCAGACCTCAACCGCCACGTCCTTGAGCAGGTCCAGCGCGTTGCCAAAACCACCTGCACCGGAGACCAAGCGGGTGAACTGATAGACCAGCTCGCCTGCGCCAACGATTAGCGCACCGATGCCGGTGCGGATCAGCGCTGCGCGCAGAAAGACCAGACCGGTCACCAGCCCACTGACCGAGATGGTCGCGGCCACAAGCCCGGTCACCCAACGGCCCGCCATCACGCCTGCGAAGGTCACTGCAAATGTGGTCAGTCGGCCAATGTTCTCAAAGAGGCCTGTGATGGCACTTCCAAGTGGACCGGTCGTGCGCGCCATGGCCGCCAGTGCATCTGCCACCGCCTCAAGCGCGGGCGCTGCGGCCACCGCCAGCTGGTTTGAGACGCCGCGCCAGATCAAACCGAGGCGGGAGATCGCATCATTGGTGCGCTCGATCTGGTCCGCGTCCTGCTCAGAGACAACGATGCCAAAATCATTCACATCAGCGGTGGCCTGGCGCAGCGTTGCGGTATCAATGCGTGTGAACACGAGGGCTGCGCGATCGCCAAAGAGCTGGGAGGCGACAGCAGCACGCTCGGCCTCGGGCACGAACTCCGCCAGCCGGTCCTGGATCAAAGCGATGCGCTGATCGAGCGGCAGGTTTTGCAGCTCGCTGACCGACAGGCCAAGGCGGTCGAGGGCATCGACGGCAGGACCCGCACCGGCGGCAGCCTGGCTGAGCCGTCGTGTCAGCTGCACCGTGGCCTGCTCGACATTGCCCATAGAGACGCCCGAGAGGTCAGCGGCACGCTCCAGCACCTGCAGGCTTTCCACGGTTGTGTCGAGCGATTGCGCCAGTTTGGCGGTTTGGTCGATGGTTTGCAGTCCCGAGCGGATCATCGCAGCACCGGCGGCCACCACAGCTGCACCTGCGGCCGCCGCTGCGATCGCGGCGCGGCGCGTGAAGGCAGCAAGCCGCGCGTTGGCCATATCGACCTCGCGCGACAGCCGCCCGAGCCCGCGCGCACCGGCGTCGCCAATGCCGGTCAGCTCCGCCTTGACCTGTCGTCCACCCACGGCGGCGAGGCGCACGAAGACGCGTTTATCGGCCATCGTGGGCTCCAATCTGTTCATTCACGCGTTTGACCATGACGGCTTCGATCTCGGGCAGCAGTTCCAACGCCGCGAGGCCGTTGATGCCAAGGGCACGCGCCATGGCGAGGGCCGCCCCCATGTCCCACCCGAGGATTGTCTGCTTTGTGGCGCGCAGCTGGCCGCCGAGGCGTCCAACCAGGTCCCAGACCTGAGCGCCCTCAAAGGTCTGGGGTTGGTTCATTTTTTGCGGGCAGTCTGGGCACGGGACTTTGCAGGCCTCGCGGGCTTCGCAAGCCTCGCAGTATCGATCGCCCCCGCTGAAGTGCCAGTCAGCAAGGGCGCGGAGACGTTTTTTTCCTGATCCAACACCAGTGCTTTGGCGACGTAGCCTGCCTGGAAGGCCTCGAAGATTGGATAGATGTCGAGCAAGGCGTCGACACCTTCCGGGGTGAGGTCCAGAACGTTGCCGTCCATGTCGCCCACGCCCTCCCATTCCACCACGGCGCGCCGCCCCAGCGCTTTGGCAAAGACCAGCGCACGGTCCTCGTTGCTGGCGTCCTCGGGAAGGGCTTCAATGCTGGGATCGTTGCGGGTGGTCACCATCAGCGCGGTGGTGAGCGGGAGCAAGCGCACGCGGACCCCGGGCGACAGCTCAAGCCAGCGTGGGTTGGTCGAGAGGTCAAGTTTAAGCATGATCAATAGGCCTCCACGCCGTTGATGAGCGTGACGGTGCACATGCGCCCCAGGGCAGCGTCTTTGGCGGCCTGCCAATCAAACGTGGCCTGGACGCCCTGCGGCCCGCCGATCTCGACGCGCGGACGCGGGAGATAAACGGAATGCGCGGTGAAGGTCAGGCTCTCTCCGGTGGGCAGACTGTAGGCGAACTCAAGCGCGCAGGTCGTGCCGTTGATCGCCTGGTCCATCAGCGTGGTGTCGGCAAAGCGGACCTCCATGCTCCCCGAGAGCATTGCCATGGAGGGATCGGCCCCGTCGATTTTGCCGTCGGCACGGATGGTCTCGATGCGGTCTAGATTGTTGCCATAGGTGATCTGGGTCGAGACCACATTGCCCAGTGCCACGCCATCGCGCGTGATCGAGCCGTTGAAGTGGCCAAACCGCTGCAAAGTGATCTCAGTCGGTGTGCCTGCGTTGGTGGTGGTCGCCGGGGTCTCGCCCTGAGCAATGAGGCTGACGGAGGCAGTCAGCAGGCCGGAGCGCTGCATCTGCCAAGACAGCTGATCCACCACGCATCCCGCGTACATCGCAAAGCGCGGCACTTCTGGCATGCCGATTTCGATGGCGAGGCTTGGAAGGGTCCAGCCACCCGAGCGGAATTCGTGCGTGTAAGGAGCCTCCGCGCCGGTCGTGGTCGGATCGCCAAACGCCGCCTTCAGCCAGTAGCCAAAGCCGATCGCATCAATCGGAACCACCACGTCGCCATCGCTGGTCAACGCATCCTTGATCGGTGCCAGCGGATCCCGGCCATAGCCGAGCAGCTCGGACTCGAGCAGTGGTTGCTCCGCGCCAAGCGTCGAGCTGGCGAAGGGCATCTTGAAATAACCGCTCGCGGGCGGCGTGCCGTAGACGGATTCGTAGGCGAGCGCCATCTGCGCCCGCGACCCTTGGGCTCGTGCCATTGTGTTCTCCTCAGGTTGTGGGGTGGGTCAGGCCAGCGGGTCTGACGTTGAATAATGCAGCACGACCGAAATTACCGCCGCCTTCAGACTGGCGGCCCCCTCAACGGGCAGATCCACCGGCTGCGGCGCTTCCGCCTCAACCCAGTCACACCGCCCACCGAGCGTGCGGTCTGCACGGATGACAGCGCCGATCTGGGCACAAAGGGCTGCAAAGGCAGTGTCGCGGTCGTTTGTTCCTTGCAAGGGTCCCCCGGACCCTTGCATCTGCTGCGCAGACCGGGCCTCACCCTGCACGATGACTTCAAGCTCGGCGCGATGCTGGTAATGGTAGGCGAGCGGCGACAGCGTCACCGCGGGATCGCCGGGATCACCGTCACGCAGGATTATCAGCCCCGCAGGGGAGATGCGCTCCGGCAGCACCTCGCCGCGCAGGACCGGCACATGAGGCACCGTGCGCAGCAGGTCCGCCAGAGCGGTGAGGATGTGTTCGCGAGGGGTGGGCATTGGTGGTCTCCGGGTCGTATGCGACCCGAAGGTCTCAGCGTTTGCGGTCAGGTTTGGGACCTTGCAACGTGGCCAGCTTTCCTGGCAGGTCGGACCGGCTGTGCAGAAAATCGATGATAATCACCTGATCCGTATCTTCGACAAACACGATGAAATGCTGGCCATTGCGCACAAAACGCAGATCGTCGGCCAGGTCCGGATCGATCAGACGGCGGCAGTCCTGCGACAAAGCAGTACCCGCCGCGATGTCACGGCAGGTGGCTATCAGACCTTCTTCATAGGCCTCAGCCTGTCGCGGTCCAAACGTTTCGTAGGTCCAGTGGGCGATGTCGCTCAATGATGCTTCCGCTGCCCGCGTCAGCCGCCATGGCTTCGGCATCAAGACGATTGTCGAGCACGAGAAAATGCGCGACGCACGGCGTCTTCGCCAGACCCCTCGGCCAGATCACCACGGCGCGCTTCGTCAAGGCCGGTGCTTAGGCGATCACGCAATGCGCTCAATTCGCTTTCCTCCCGCTCGAGCAGACGCAGTCCTGCTCGAAGCGCCTCAGAGGCATTCTGATAGCGTCCCGACGCGACCAGCCGGTCAACAAGGTCGGATTGCGGGTCGGTAAGAACAACGTTTCGCGTGGCCATGTGCAACTCCATGCATGCTGATGGCAATATATGCCAACGAAGGCAACGTGTCGACTACCGTCGTCAAAATCGGGTATCTACCCAGTTTGCCACAATCGCCCCCGGTATCCTCTCCTGCGCGGCCTTCGCATCGCGCGCCAGATCCAGCCGTTTGCGCAGCTTGACTTGCCGGACCAGCAGAAAGATCGGCACGGTTGTCAGCCCGCGCCCCGTCTTTGAGCGTGATGCAACACCAACTCCACGTGCATTCAGCCGACCTTCCGCCACCAAAAGGCTCGGTCCCCGCCTGCGATAGACAAACCGGAGCCGGAGACCGCGCCGCCGTTCCCATTCGCCTGGGGTAATCCGGCTGCCGCGCGCGCCCTTACCTGCAGCTTCTGTCGGGATGGCGAGCCAGAACCCGTCTTTGGAGCGGATCAACGGGCCGGTGTCATGGGCACCGATGATCACAGGTGCTTTCGACCAGACCAGCGCTGCGGCATCGATGCTTTCCCCGACCTTTGGATAGGTCTGGCTGCGGATCGAATTGCTCAGCCGACGCCCAAGCCCCGCTTGTGTGATCTGGCCCCGCCAGTCGGATTTGAGCTGTGTGCCAGCCGCGCGCATGGCCGCTGTCACCGCCTGTTCCCCAGCCTTGATTTCTGCTGCCATGAGTGCGGCGAGGTTTGGGGTGATGGTTACATTGAGTTTCATGCGGGCCTCAAATCCACAGTCCAGATAAGCCGTTCGCGATCGCGCGTGGGCTCGCCCTGAATAAGGAAGGCGTCGCCGTCGATCTCAAGGCGATCGCCGGGACGCGGGGTCGCCACCTCGGCAACGCGCAGGTCGATGCGGGTTGTCTCAGACCAGATGCGGGCATCACCAAAGCTGGTGATGTCATCCGCGCGGCGTGTGACGATACGGACGAGTTGTGTCGGAACATCGCCCGCGATGTAGATCGCATCACGGGCGATGTTGTTGTCCGCGAAGAGCGTGTCGATCACACCAGTGAACACTGACAAGCTGGCCACCCATCAATTGCCACTGTGCAGGCGGATCGCCATGCGGGGCCGCTTGTTCACCGGCAAGATCGAGGTTTCAGTCATCAGATCGATCCAGCGGCCTTTGGCGTCGATCATCTGACGCGCATAAAGCGGCAGGCCGATGGTATTGGCGGTCTCCAACAGATTGGCGGGCCCACCATAGGTCGTGAACGTATCGAACGTGCCCAGCGGAAAGGCGATCCCTTCACCCGCGGGGATCAACCGCTCGGAGGTGCCGTTCGAGAGGGTGACAGACCCATTGTATTCCTCAAACAAAATGCCAGCAAAAGGAAACGCCCGGCGCATGTCCTCGCGCAGCGGCTGGCCACCGGTGGCGGAGAAGAACTTGTAAGCCTCTTCTGTCTTCGGGTGGCTGATCAGCTTGTCGAAGAACTCCGAGCTGACCAGCGCATGGGCGGTGGTCATGGTCTCGCCGAGCAGATTGTCCTCCATTGCGCGTAGCACGCTGCGCACCTTGCCCTGCACGTTTGTGCCAGCAGTGCCAAACACAAAGTCGATCGAGATCTTCTCGAGGCCAAACTCGGTGAAATAGTCGTAAAGCGTGGTTCCTGCGCCATCCTTCACGATACCGCGCAGGGCATTCATTTCCATGTATTCGCGGGTCTGGGCATGTTTGCGGCGCATCAGCGTGAGCTTACGGTTCATCACCTCGACCAGAGGGTCAGCGGCGTCCGAGAGGCCTAAGGCAGGCATGCCCTGGATATCTGCGGGCAGGATCACGTCATCATGCGGGATCCACGGCAGCGCAAAGGATCGCATGGAACGCTGCTCACGGGTGCCCACGGTGGCGGGCGCACCCAGTGGCACCGATGGCAGCAGGCTCAGCACACCTTCGTGCTGTTCGATCACAATTGAGCGCTGTGACACGCCCTCAAAGCGAAACAGGCCGATCTGGCCAAGGCGGGTGTAGAGGTTGGGCAGGATGTTGATGGCCTGCGTCATATCTGCGAGCGAATAGCCGCCTGCGTCGAAGGGATTACGGGTGAGGGTCATGGGTTACTCCGAGGGAATGAGGGCTGAAACATGGTTTGGCGGTGATCGACGCTAATGTGTTGGCGCAGGCGGGATGCTGCGTGCCATCAATCAGGCGGTATCGCGCGGGATGATGCCCAGCGCAGTCAGCTGACCGTGCTTTGTGGCAATTTTTGCAACGTCATCGACGGTGGCATCAAAGACGAGCGCTGCTTGCGAGACAATGGCTGGGCCGCGGGCGAGGATGATGGCGGTGGCATCCGCCTCCGTGGCGTCGACCGCGTAGAGCAGAACGGCCGCGGCCGTTTGGGCGCCATCTGAGTCACCCGAAGTTGCCAGCTTGTGTTTGCCACTGGCGGTAATGCGGCCAAGAACAGCGCCCACGGGATAGTTGGTGCCCGCAAGAAGTGTCACGCTCTCGCGGGTGAAGTTCGGGTTGACCTCATATTTGAGGACATCGCCCATGGTGGCGGGCTGTCGGAGCACGGTCATGTCGGGGATCCTTATGATCTGGGTGCAAAAAGAAATCCCCCGCCGGGGAGGAGTGGCGGGGGATCAGGTGGCAGGGTTTCAGGGATGAGAGGGGCTTCAGCCCTTTGCACCTGCAGAGGCCGCGCGTTTGGCGGCGGCCACGATCGGGCTTTCGGCGCTTTTGGGGATGACCGGCGATGGCGGCGCTGCGATGATATCGCGGGCATCCGCTGCGGCGCTGGC